AAAGCGGACGGAGAGCAGGAGGCCGTAAACTGCCGTTACCGGATCCTGCGGTTCGGGGACGAAGTAAAACACGGCACCCGGCACAGTCAGGAACATTTTGAGCAGATCCTGGCCGATATTGACGACTACGAAATCTATTGCAAGGATCACAAGGATTTCAAGAACAACAAAACCAAAGTGACCACGGAGCGGATCCTGGACGTTTACCGCAAGTGCGTGGAAACGGACGATTTTTTGTAATGGGAGGAAGCCGTGAAAATCTTTATTGTGGCCGCGGCGGCGTGGGCTGCCGGTGCCCTCCTGGGTTATTTCGTGGCCCGGCTGGCGTATAAGCACCTGCGGAAGCGTCTGCGGACGCTGCGGCAGGAACGGAAGCCGCCTAAAAAGAAAATGGGCACCATGGACAGGATCCTGGTTCTGGAAGCGGTTTTCCTGGTGGCGTACACGGTGGCCGATCTGGTGGTTTTCTGGCACACCGGATCAGAGCCTGCAACCCTGACCGGCTGCGTGTTCGGCGTGTGCGGCCTGGAAAACGGCGTCATGGGCTGGATCAAGACTAACAAGGACAAGGCGGCGGAGGCCGTCGGAACGAGCGGGAGCGGCACCCAGCCGCCCCCGGAGGAACCGCCCGCGGGCACCGGCGAACCACCGGACGCGGGCCTGTGAGGAGGTATAAACATGACCGGAAACGAACTGCGCCGAAAGGTGGCGGACATTATCAACGCATGGGACGGAGCAACCAGAGGCAGCGCCAAGCACCTGGAGATCCTGAACATCTACAACAACCACAAGCCGCTGGCAAGAGGTTACCGCGTACAGGTGGGTGACGCCCATTGTGCCACCACGACCTCCGCGGCGTACATCAAGGCAGGGATCGCGGAGTACACCGGGACGGAGTGCGGCGTGGGAAAGTACGTCGAGATCGCCAAGAAAAAGGGGATCTGGACGGAGAACGACGCATACACCCCCAAGGTGGGCGACGCCTGCGTGTACGACTGGCAGGACGGGGCCAACTACGCCACCACCGACAACACCGGCGCACCGGATCACATTGGCATTGTCACCAAGGTGGGCGGCGGCACCTTTGTGGTCACAGAGGGAAACATGAACGGCGGCAAGGTGGGCAAGCGCACCATGAAAGTGAACGGGCGGTATATCCGCGGTTTCATTACCCCGGACTTTGACATGATCGCCCGGAAACTGGGCGGTACGTCCGGCGGGACGGCGGACAAGCCAATGAAACCGACGGCCCAG